CGGCGCATTGTTCATCACGTTCCTCTGCCCTGATTGCGGCCAGTCGAAGTCGATCAAAGGCCGGAAGTCTCGCGGGTGGAAGATGGGATTTTGTTGCGCCGATTGTCACACCAAGAAAACAGAGAAGTCTGCTGCTGTGAGTGCGGACATGGAAACGGCAGCGTCATCGGTGCGCTAACACCTCGGCTGCCGTCAAAACCAACGGGAGGAAGTATGCAGCAAAATGAACGAATAGTCACCTATGACGAATTCCTCAAGGGGAAGGAAGTCAAGGCGCCGCTTCGTGGCATGGATGATGTTCCTGATCTTGGAAATCATCTTTTTCCGCACCAGCGAGATACGGTTGATTTTCTGCTACGCGCTGGCCGTGGCGCCGCTTTTCTCGATACCGGCATGGGAAAGACCGCCGTAGAACTTGAATACGGACGTGTGGTAGTCGAGGAAACTAACAGGCCTGTTCTTATGCTGGCGCCTCTTGCTGTTGGGAAACAGCACAAACGAGAGGCAGATCGTTTTAGCGTTGATGCAAAGGTTATTCGCGATCCCTCAGAAATCGACGGAGCGCGTATCTACATCACGAACTATGAACGAATCCATCTGTTTGATCGTGATTCGTTCTCTGGATTGATTCTTGACGAGTCTAGCGTCGTCAAATCATTCACCGGAAAAACATCACGCGCTCTAATTGAGTTCGGCGCAAACATGCAATGGAAGCTCCCGGCAACTGCGACGCCTGCGCCGAACGATCACATGGAACTTGGACAGCATTCGCAATTCGTCGGCGCAATGACTTCATCTGAAATGCTCGCCCGATGGTTTATTGCCGACCAGACAGAGATGGGGCGCTATCGACTGAAACGCCACGGCATCAAGCCGTTTTGGAGTTGGGTTGCTTCATGGGCAAGATGCGTCGGAAAGCCGTCAGATCTTGGTTATTCGGATGACGGTTTTGATCTTCCTCCGCTTGAAATCATCAAGCATGTTGTTGAAACCGATATGACGCAAGGCGCTGATGGAATGTTGTTTCGCATTCCTGATTGCTCTGCGACATCGATTCACAAGGAAAAGCGGATTACTTCCGGCGTTCGTGCAGACAAGATTGCCGAACTGGTCAATGCCGAGCCAAACGAGGCATGGATGATCTGGGTTGAAACGGACTATGACGCCGATTCAATCATGGCCCGCCTTCCAGGGGCCGTCGAAGTCCGTGGAACGATGACTCCTGAAATGAAAGAGGAACGGTTAGACGCATTTACTCGTGGCGAGACTCGCATCCTCGTTAGCAAGCCATCTATCGCAGGGTTTGGATTGAACTGGCAGCACTGCGCAAGAACAGCATTCGTTGGCCTTTCGTTTTCCTACGAGATGTTTTATCAGGCCATCCGGCGCTTCTGGCGCTTCGGTCAAAAGAGGCCTGTCATGTGCCATATCGCTTTGGCTGAAACAGAGACAGCGATCTGGAACACGATTCAGCGCAAGAAAGAAGATCACGAACGCATGAAGGTTGAGATGTTTGAAGCCATGCGCCGCGAAGTGATTACCAAAACCGTCAAAAACGCATACGAGGGCCAGATGATTGCAAGGCTCCCGGCCTGGTTGAACTGAGGGAAACAAAATGAAAAACGTCATTGAACAAGATCACGGTAATAACTTCTCTGCTTACAACTCTGACTGCGTGAAATTCGCACAGTCGCTTCCTGACAACTCGATTGATTTCGCCGTGTATTCGCCGCCGTTTTCATCGTTGTATGTCTATTCAGAGTCCGTTGCTGACATGGGCAATGTTGCCACCGACAAGGAATTTATTGACCAGTACCGTTATCTAGTCCGTGAAAAATACCGCGTATTGCGCCCTGGTCGCCTTACTGCAATTCATGTCAAGGATTTGGTTTATTACCAGAATTCAAGCTCTGACGGTTCGTCAGGAATTCGACCATTCTCAGATCAATGCACGCAGTTGCATCTGGAAGAGGGTTTTACATTCCATTGCCGGATTACGATTTTCCGCGATCCTGTTCTCGAGCGCGCAAAGACAAATGCACACGGACTGCTATGGAAAACATTCCAGAAAGACGCCTCTTTTTGCCGTGTTGGAATGCCTGAGTATTTGCTTGTTTTCCGCAAGTGGGCAAAAGAAGGCGAAGAAGAGCTAGTTCGTCCTGTCTATCATCCTAAAGGAATTGTGCCTTTGGAGGCATGGCAGGAACTCGCCAGCCCGATCTGGAATTACCAGCCTAAACAATCAGGCCGTGGTGATTTCGATATGCCTTCTACGGATGTATTGAACGCAAAGATTGCCCGCGATCCTGACGCAGAAAAGCACCTTTGCCCGATGCCTTTGAACATCACAAAGAAGGCGCTTGCGCTTTGGACAAACGAAGGTGATGCGGTATTCAGCCCGTTCATGGGAATCGGATCAGAGGGCGTTTCTGCGCTATCCATGAACCGCAAATTTATCGGCACGGAATTACATCCGGCCTATTACCAGCAAGCCATTAAAAACCTGATTGAGTCAGAGCGTTCCGGCGTTCAAACAAGCCTGTTCGATCTTCTTGAACTGGACGCTGCGTAATGGCTAACAAATCCATCTGGAAGCACGCGCACATGCAAGCTGCGCACATTCCGCAGATCAAAAACAAGCTGGCGAAAGAGCGCCAGATCGTTCTGCTGTGTGAAACGCTCAAGAAAGCATTGGGAAACAAATAATGCCAACACGCTACCTAAAACAAGGCATATGCGATTCAGACAGTATCAACGCACTATCTGATTCTGCTGAATGTCTATTCTATAGACTGCTCGTGACAGCAGATGACTACGGCCGGGCAGATGGTCGCCCTCTGGTCGTAAAGTCGAAGTGCTACCCGATCAAAGAGTCGGTCACTGTCAAGTCAATTGAAAAGTGCCTTTCCGAACTTGAGCAACACGGCGTAATCGTTCGATATGAGGTCGACGGGAAACCTTATTTGCAATTGCAGAAATGGGATAGCAAACCGCGAGCAGGAAAAAGCAAGTTCCCACAGCCGCCGTATATATATGTGCAACAAAATACAGATGCGCGCAATTGTATGCAAGAGAATGCAGATGAAAAACAGCCGCATACACTTCTACCCGTAACCGTAACCGAAACCGAAACCGATATATGCACGCAAACGTCTGACGACGTTGCGAATGAAAATCTGAAAACCATGTCTGTCGCGTTCAATGCGATGCGCTGGCTGACGAACAACGGTGTTGCGGAAAACCATGCCCGCGATTGGCTCAAGGTCAGGAAAGCCAAGCGGGCGGCGAACACTGAAACCGCGTTCGCGTTGGCGTTGTCCGAGGCCGAATCAATCGGTTGGACGATGGCGCAAGCTGTCGAGCACATGGCGGCTAACGCATGGCAGGGATTCAAGGCCGATTGGGTCAAGGGGAAAAGTCCGCCCGGAGGTGCGGAGAAAACCGAGCCTGATCTGGTCACGGTGGCGAATGGACAGGCCGTTCCCCGTGACTTCCTGGTGCGCGTCGGGCTGATGTCGCAATGAGCGTCGAGACTTTCATTTCCGCGCTGGAAAAGGTCAAGCGCAACGGCAAGGGCCAATGGGTCGCCTGCTGTCCGGCCCATGACGATAAATCGCCTTCGATGACGATTGCCGAAACAGACGATGGCCGCGTCCTCGTCCATTGCTTCGCAGGATGCTCTGTCGAGGAAATCCTCGGGGCCGTGGGCATGGATTTCGACGTGCTGTACCCGCCGAAGCCGGAACGACATGAGCCGTACAAGCCGATAGCCAAGCCGTTCATGGCGTATTCGGTTGTCGAGGTTCTGGCCTTTGAGGCGCTGATCGTGGTCACGGCGGCGAAGATGCTTGCGAACGGTGAGGCATTTGACGAAGCCGACTACAAGCGGCTGCTGATCGCTGCGGAACGGATGCAAGGGGTGGTGAATCATGTCCGCGCTTGAGCAAAAAGCCGCTGCGCTCGATGCGTTCCTGTCGGGATCGGTGATTGCCGATCACAAAGACCTGGAGCCGTACATTCAGCCGGAAGAAGCCGCAAAACTGCGCTCAGCCGGTGATTACGAGGCGGAGATTCTGCAGCGTCTCGATCAAGGAACGCGGCATATTGGCCTGCCGACACCGTGGCGAACGAACAAAGGCAAGGTGCTGTTCAAGCCGCACGAACTGAGCGTCTGGACGGGCTACAAGGGCCATGCCAAGACAATGGTTCTCAGTCAGTGCATGTGCAACGGCATGTCACTTGGCGAAAAGGTGCTGGTCATTTCTCCCGAGTTTCGCCCGCCGACGATCATCGAAAGAAAGCTGCGCCAATGCGCCACGGTGGATAACTTCTCCCGTCGTTACGTAGAGCTGTGGTCGCAATGGGCGAACGGAAAACTGTGGTTCTACGACCATCAAGGATCGGTCAATGCCAAGTACGTTTTGGCCGCCATCCGTTACGCACGCGAGAAGTTCGGGATTACCCAAGTCGTTGTCGATTCCCTGATGAAGATGGGGATCGCCACCTCTGCGGATGGCTACGACAAGCAAAAGTG